GGCGTTTTCGCCTCCATGGCCTAATGGCCCTCCAAGATAGGAGGTGAGTGTGCATGATAAGAGTATTATCCGTCCCGAGTGGGACACCCTGCGTACGAACTCTCATCGTAGGCGCAAGCGTCTTCGATGCCCTAAATGGAAATGCCGGTTACACGTTTGGCATGTCCACTACTGGGATCATCCGTCCTGTTTCACAGGCTGGTGATGATGTTCTGATAGATCCAGGCTATCTCCTTCAAGGAAATGGACTGGATGGGGAAAATGATGTAGAGCATTTGGATTTCCAAGGGTCAGTAACTCGGTTACCGTCCATAGGAACGCCTACTCTCATCCCTCCTGGTGGGACTCGTCCAACCGTGTTCGGCGTTCCATTCGTACCTGTACGAATGAAACAAGGAACTACAGTTAATACGAATTCTACCCAGGCAATCTTCCAAATCGGCGATCAAGTTGGTTGGACGCGAGCGTTTACGTCCGCGTTTACCAGCTATAAAGGATCTCCGAAGAGGTATGTTGCCTGTCACTACTTTCATGGGTGGATCGATGCGCATACCATGATATATTTCTATGTCATGACTGACGCAGCTTATCCACCGTATTACGCTGCCGGAATCACTGGCCAGTTAGTTCGTTTTAATGACGACTACTCGCTAGTGGGCAGTGCGACGCTAAATATGGCGTCGAGTAGTGTGGCCCTTCCTCTCACTGCAACGTGGGAGGACTATCTACGCAGGATTACACCGTTGGCTTTGGCACTGTCAACTGGTGTAGCCACGGGAACACCGATCGCTAATCTCGCCAAAGTTGTAGATGGCAGTTTAGCGATACCTGCAAATCTGACTATCGTTAAATTTACGAAGTCAGAGGTGTTCCCCCGTGACCTCAATCCGGATTGGGGATCGTTAGCGTCCAACGTGTATTCTACGTTTAAAACGTGGGATAACAATGGTGGCGCTTACGTCAGGGACTTCCTCGCCTTAGGCGTGCAAGCCAGAGAAACCTTTTCTTTATTTAAAGATCTAGTTATCTCTAAGAATCCTGTTAGTTTCCTTAAGGATCTAGCAGATCTCTTCCTGTCCTTCCGATATGGGTGGTGTCTGACGATGCGTGACACTGTCTCGCTCGTCAAGGCCGATTATGAGCGCGTCTGCAGCCCAAAAGGGCTGAAGTCGTCGTCTTCGTCGTCCTACCCTGTCGGGGATGCATCCGTTACTGCACGAATCGCTGTTTATGCGAATCCGTACAGTGACATTGTATCCGATCTGGATCGGTGGCTCAAGTTGATGGACTTTGACGCTTCGTTGGAGAACTTGTGGGACTTGGTCCCTTTCTCTTTCGTTGTCGATTGGTTTATCGATCTTGGGTCGCTCCTTGGTCGTATGGACCAGCTACGTGATATCGATTCATATCGAATCCGTTTGACTGGCCGATCGATCAAAGCGCGCAGAACTCTCCCAGCGAGTTATCTCTCTGGGCTGCGCGGTGCACTGGGTGCAGTGACGTGTAGCTATTATAAGCGCACGTATACTCGCACTTCAATCTTACCCTCGCTCGCTTCCTATTCATCGCCCTCACAGTCAGGCTTTCAGCACTGGCTTGAGGCAATTTCACTCATAGTCCAAAGACTATGAACCCGTGTTTAAACCGGGAGAAAGGCCAAAATCATGGCTAAAACCACATCGTTCGGTTACACCGACACAGCTGCCGGTGGGGTCACGACCAAGAATCTTGTTCGTGCGAGTTTGAACTATGCAGTCGACTTCGTCGCATTGGATAAATCCGAAATGCGCTTCGTCGGTGCTAATCAAACGTCCCCCGTTGACCAGCAGGAATCCATCCGTGTACAGGCTAGCGAAATCGCTGACGTGTACAAAGGAACAGCCATTGACCCTTCTGCTTACGCTCCTTCCCGTCAGGGAATTAGCGTTTTAGCGCAGGTCAATGACATCCTGCGTGTCACGGACTCGGTTGATACGACCTATCAGGTCGATCTGCCGGTTTCGTGCCACATTGTGGTGAAAATTCCCAAAAATGCGAATATCACCGCGGCCAACGTGCAAACCGTTGTTGGACGTGCGGTC